AGGGCTCTATCCCTCCGAGGTAGACAAGCCACGAGGACAGCGTTGGAAACTACAGCCGGGAGGACACGAATGAGGAAATCTTTTTCGCACGTCAAGATGACGCGGCAGCTTGCCTCGAGCGATGAGCTGTGGCAGCAGCATCAGCCGAGCATCGTGACCCTGATGACGCTCGCGAAGATTGCCGACGATGAGGAGGCGAGGCCGAGTGACCGGCGTCTCGCGGCTGTGGAGTGGCGCATCGTGTGGGCCGATATCGACGCCGCTATCGGGAAGGCCGCGAGGGAGGCGTCGTGGGAGTCACGTCGACCGCGAGCCGTCTGACCGCGACGTACGGGACTCGACGGAACCCTGACTCGAGGAGCTACGGGCCGGAGGCTGTGCAGCTTCTCGCCGAGGCCGGCCTTGAGCTGTTCGGGTGGCAAGCGATGGTTCTCGAGGAGTGGCTCGAGGTCGACGACGCCGACCGGCTCACCCGGCAGACGGCCTGCCTCGTCGCCCCGCGCCGTAACGGGAAAAGCCACCTCATCGCCGCGAGGGTATTGGCCGGGATGCTGTGGCTCGGCGAGCGGAGGGTGACGTACACCGCGCACGAGCAAGCCTCAGCGCGGGAGCTGTTCGACCTAATGCGGGAGCTCCTCGCGCACCCGAGATTGTCACCCCTCGTTGCTAAGGTGTACCTCGGTCACGGCCTCGAGGAGATACTGCTCGAGAATGGCGCGAGATTTCAGTTCCGCACCCGCACCGGCCACGGCGGTCGAGGCTCCGAAACCGACCTCCTCATCCTCGACGAGGCTCTGATTCTCGACGACGCGATCCTGTCGGCGTTGACTCCGCTCACCGCTCGAGCTGCCGCCGGCGGTCGAGGGCAGGTGATTTACGCCTCGAGTGCCGGCTCGAATGATGAGCTCAGCGCGACGCTCCTCGCGCTCCGCGACCGGGGCCGTGAGCTCGACGGGGAGCCGGGAGGCGGGTACGCCTTCCACGAGTGGTCGAGCGAGCGAGCCGACGACCCGAGCGACCCCGAGACGTGGGCCAAGGCGAACCCCTCGCTCGGCTCCGGCGTCCTCGCCGCCGATTTCCTCCGCGAGGCTCGAGGCCGGCTGTCGGTCGAGGCGTTCGCTCGAGAACACCTCGGCATATGGACGGACTCTGCCGACCTCCCCGTCATCGACCCCGCGAGGTGGGCCGAGCTCGCGCTCGAGGAGCAGCCCGAGCTCGAGCCGAGCCGATGGGTGACGTTCGACCTCGCACCCGACCGCCGCTCCGCACGGGTGCTCGGATTCGGGAAAGCCACCGACGGCCGGCTCATCGTCAGCGTCCTCGACAGCATCGACGACCCGCTCGGCATCGACGGGGAGCTGTACGCTCAGCGCGTCCTCGCTCTCGTCACCGAGTACGACCCCGACCTCGTCGGGTTCGATCGGCTCACCGGGGCTCACGTCGAGCAAGTGCTTGCCGGCCAAGGATGGAAGGCTCGCCTCCGGCCCCTCACCGGCGCGAAGTTCTCCAACGGGCTCGCGAGCCTCGACGCCGCCGTACGCATCGGGACGCTCGGCCACGACGGGCACGCCGACCTCGAGGACGACCTCGGCCGCGCCGTCGGTAAGCCATTCGGCGACGGCGGCCTGATTTTCAGCCGCAAGAGCGTCTCGAGCGGGTCGATCGCCGGAGCTGTCGCGCTCGCCGGCGGGGTATTCCTCGCCACCGACGAGCTCACCCTGTAACCGCGACACGCCCAAATCAAGCAAATCAAGTAGCGGCGCGGGTGCTTGACAAACACCCGGCAAAGTCTCTCGCGTGGGATTATTCCGCGCACAGCGCACGCTCGACTCGTTCGACCGATTGACGGCCGCCGACGAGGTCATCGAGAAACCGCAAGGCTCGAGCCCCGGCTACCTGATGCCCAACGGCGTCCTCGTCACCGACGAGCTGTGGCTCACGAGCGAGGTCGCTCAGCAAGTGCCGGCCTACCGTCGAGCTCGCGTGCTAATGACCGGGCAGCTCTCACAGCTCCCGCTACGGCAGTACCGCCGGCAAACCGGCGAGCGGCTCCCCACGATCCCATTCCTCCGGCAGCCCGACCCCGGCCGCGTGAGCTCCGCGCTGTGGGCCGACCTCATCGGCGACCTCTGCGATCACGGCGTCGGCTACCTCCTCAACACGCTATGGAACCGGGCCGACGGGTGGCGCGACGGCACGAAACACAAGCTCGCGAAGTACCTGCCGGCGACCGACGTCATCGACGTCGATGAGGACAGCTACCGGGTGCGCTTCCACCGGCCGGGAGCCGACACCTACCGCGAGGACACCGTGCCGGCTCAGGCCGTGATCGCGTTCGAGTGCTCAGCCGGCCAATGGCTCAAGCACGGGGCGCGAGCCCTGACGACAGGCCGGATGCTCGAGGAGGCCGTACGCCTGTACGCATCGAACCCCGCGCCGACGACGCTCCTCAGAAACACCGGGCCGCGCAAGACACCCGAGCAAGTGCAGGAGCTCCTCGACGCGCTCGAGGGCTCCCGCCGTACCCGCTCGACGACGTACCTCGGCCGCGACCTCGAGCTCGAATCGTTCGGGTTCGACGCTAACGCGATCGCGCTCAGCGAGTCCCGCTCGAGCAACGTCCTCGAGATAGCTCGACTCACCGGCGTCCCGAGTATTTACCTCAGCCAAGGCCCGAGCGAGGCGTCGATGACGTACAGCAATCAGACGCAAGCTCGACTCGACCTCCACAGCGCGATGACCCCATTCGCGACCGCGATCGCCGAGCGGCTGTCGATGGATGACGTCACCGGCGAGGGCAACCGCGTCGAGTTCGATTTCAGCGAGTGGCTCCGCGTCGATCCGTCGATGAGAGCGAGCCTCTACACACAGCTCGTCCCGCTCGGCGTCCTCACCATCGACGAGGCGCGCCGGTTCGAGAACCTCAACAACAGCGGAGGAAACCCCGTATGAAAATCAACTTCACAAGCAATCTCACCGCCGCCGACAGCGAGCGGCGCGTCATCGCCGGCCGCATCGTGACGTGGGGCGAGGTCGGCAACACCTCGCAAGGGCCGACCCGATTCGCGAAAGACAGCATCGAGGTCGAGGACGACGTCAAGCTCCTCCGCGAGCACGACCGCTCAACACCCCTCGGCCGAGCGACCCGCATCACCGAGCTCGAGGACGGCCTCGAGGCGAGCTTCCGCATTATCGGCACAGCAGCCGGCAACGATGCGCTCGTCGAGGCATCCGAGCAGCTCCGCGACGGCCTCAGCGTCGGCGTCGAGGTGCTCGAGTCCGAGTACGACAGCGACGGCACGCTCGTCGTCACAGCATCCCGGCTCGACGAGGTAAGCCTCGTCCATTCGCCGGCTATTGACTCCGCTCGCGTTGATCGCGTGGCGGCATCCGACGCCTCACCCCAAGACGAGGCCGAACCCCAAGAGGAGAACGATCCAATGGACGAGAACATCGTCGAGGACGCTCCGGCCACCGAGGTCGAGGCGTCACACATCACCCCCGTCGTCGCCGCTCGGCCTCGCGTCGAGTTCGCCGGAGCCGGGGATTACCTCAGCACCTACGTCCGTGCGATGCGCGGCGACCGTGACGCGGCACGCCGCATCGAGGCCGCCGTCGCCACCGACACCCTCAGCGACGTCCCCGGCATCGTGCCGGAGCCGATCGTCGGCGACCTGATTTCCGATGCGTCGATGGGCCGCCCCGTCGTCAACAGCTCCCGCCGCCTGCCGATGCCGGCTGCCGGCGCGAGTTTCATCCGGCCGATGATCGCTCAGCACACCGTCGTCGGGAAGCAATCAGCGGAGCTCGCCGAGCTCGCATCGCAGGCTATGAAAATCGACCCGATCACCGTCACCAAGAACACTTACGGCGGCACGGTTCAGCTGTCCTTTCAGGCGAGGGACTTTACCGACCCGGCCGTGATGACGATTATCACGAGCGACCTCGCTCGCCACTACGCCGAGGCGACCGAGGCGGCGACGTGTGCCGCGCTCGAGGCCGGAGCCACCGGAACCGGGACGATCACCGCCGGCTCAGAGGTACAGGCTCTGTACGACGCGAGCTCCGCTGTCGCCGCCGCGACCGGGCAGCTCGCCGACACCGTATGGGCATCACCCGACCAATGGGCGATGCTCGGCGGCCTTGTCGACGCGACCGGCCGGCCGCTGTTCCCGACGCTCGCACCGTCGAACGCTCCCGGCACTAGCCGCGCAGATTCGTGGTCGATGAACCCCGCCGGCTTGTCGCTCGTCGTGAGCAACAAGCTCAGCGAGGGCACGCTCATCGTCGGAGCTCGCCGCTACCTCGAGACGTACGAAAACGTCGGAGGACAGCTGCAGGCCACCAATGTCACGACCCTGTCGGTCGACGTCGCCTACTACGGCTACTTCTCAGAGCTCGTCGCGATGGGCGATGCGTTCGTGAGCCTCACCGCCGGCGGCGTTCGCACGGCGACCACCACTAAGAGCAAGTAACCGCGACTCGAGCTCGCAGGCGTCTCCCTCGAGCTCGACCAAGGGAGGCCGGCTCTCACCGGCCGGCCTCCCGCCCCCGTGAGAGGAGTGAAATGGCAATCGTCACCGGAGCCGACGTCGCAGCCGCGCTCGGCCTCGCCGCGTCGACACCCCCCCTCGACGATGTGGCAGACGTCGCCGATCAGCTCCTCGGCCCGTACTTGGCGGCGGGAGTCCTCGACGAGGGCGTCCCGTCGCCGGTACGGGAGGCCGGCGTCGTCATCGCTATCGACGTGTGGCAGAACCGCACAGCGGCCGGAGGGCAGAGCGTCGGCATCGACGGGACGCCGGGGCCGTACCGGATGGGGCAATCGCTTTTGTCCCGCGTGAGCGGCCTCGTCGGGCCGTGGATGCACACCGGGAGCGACGTCGCGTGAACGTCCTCACCGCCGCTCGAGCTCACCTCGTCGACCTGTATCAGCTCGCAGGGATCGACGCCTACCTCTACACCCCGCCGACCGTTATCCCGCCGATCGTCACCGTCCTCCCCGCGAGCGCGTGGGTCGAGCCGAACCGCGTCGGCAACTACCACGCGAAAGTAGAGCTCACCGTCACCGCGTACGTCAGCCTCATCGACCCCTCTGTCGCGTTGACACAGCTTGAGGATTTGATCGACGAGCTCATCCTCGCGACGCCGAGCGGCGTCCTCATCACCTCGGTCGACGCTCCCCGCGTCGACTCGACAAGCTCGCAAGGCGACCTCCTCGCGAGCGACCTCAACATCCACGCGCACGTTAGGAGAGATTAGAAATGGCAGCAGCACCCCTCATCACCGGATACGACTGCTCGATCACGGTCGGCGGCACAGTATTCGACGACGTCGTCGCCTCATTCGAGCTCAGTTACGACACCGAGACACTCACGTACAACGTCCTCAGCGGCCCCCGCGCCGCAGGCGGCTCCGAGAGCGGCTCGCTGAACATCACGTTCGCGTATGACTCCGGCGAAACCGACAGCCTGTACGACTCGCTGTGGGCCGCTCGCGGTCAGCAAATCGCGTACGTCGCGACCGCCGGAAACAGCACCTACACCGGCACAGCGATCGCCGTACGGCCGGGGCTCCCCGCCACCGCCGGCAGCATCGTCGAGTGCTCGGTCGAGCTCGGCCTCGACGGGATGCCGACGCAAGCCCCCGTATCCGTCAAGGCCGCATCCAAGTAACCGAACCGAAAGGGAGACGCGATGCAGCTGAAAATGGGCATCAAGACAACGAGCGGCGCGACCGAGGTCACGATCCGACCGAAAGCAATCGTCGGGTGGGAGCTCAAGCACGGCCGGAAAATCAGCGAGCTCGCTCAAGGGATCGGGATGAGCGATATGAGTTGGCTCGCGTGGCGGCAGCTCACCGATGAGGGCTCAACGAGCGCATCGTTCGACGATTGGCTCGACGAGCTCCTCGACGTGGAGCCGATCGTCGATGACCCTACCGGGCTCCCCGAGGGAGCCTCGTCCGAATGATCGCCGAGCTCGCCGTCGAGACGTCGATCAGCCCGAGAGAGCTGCTCGAGCTCGAGGGCGAGTGGCTGGCAACGATGCTCGACGTCCTACAGGAGCGAGCCGACCGAGTGAAGTGAAGGGAGGGACCATGGCAGAGGTCAGCATCTACGGCGTCCGAGAGACGCTCGCCGAGCTCCGCGAGCTCGACAAGGACGTCTTCTTCGAGGCCGTCCGAGAGATCAAGAAGGCGGCCCGGCCAATGCAGGCCGCGATCGTCGCCAAGATGCCGAGCGACCCTCCG